ATTTTAACAGCTTTTAACGCTTCAGAATGTTTTCTATTTCTCGTATTAGCTTCAATTTTTAATAAATGATCAATCTCCAACCAATCTTTACAATCAAAATACCTATATTGTAATAACAATCTATATTGTAAATCTTCAACGTTTTTAATACAATCAAATATTTCTCTTTCTGTCTTAACAAGCTCTACAGTATTATCAATAATTTCACGTTCTAAATTATCGATTTCATAAATTAAATTATCCCAACTATATTTGTTACCACCTTTTATTTGCTCTTTTGCATAATCAATAGGTTTAATATTATGTTTTAACATAGCTCGTCTATCTTTAATCTTTTCTTCGTTAGAAGCTATTAAATGCTTAATATACCATAATTTTGATAAAAATTTCTTTTTCTGATTTGTTTGTCTTTCTTGTCTATTTAATACCATTACTTCCTCCTGTTAATATATCTCTTTGTCGTAACTACCATAATCACCATTACAGATACTAGTGAAATACTAAAAAATATACCTATGATGTAAAGTAGAATGTCGATTATAAACATTGATTTTAATTCCATGTCTTACCTCCCCATCATTCCTTTTAAAAACACTATATCCGGAGTATTAATATTTCTGAATATTAAAATCCCTATTCCAATGATAATTAATGTTATTACTGCTATTCCCATCGATTTTAGATTTTTTCTTGAAATTATTTCCTCTTGCCCAAAAATAACCCCTAACATAAAACCTATCATTACAATAAAAAATAATATTTCTAATATCGTATTACAAGTATTATATATAACATACTGTTTTTTTAACCCTTCATATATTTCTGGTGCTTTATCTATACTTAAATTTAATTTTTCTACTACGTTTTTCATTAATTCATCCATACTCTTTTACCTCTTACTTAATTCTATTCTTACTCTTGAATAAGTTAACTTCTTCTTCAATGCTATTAAGTAATACTGTTTCTTCTTCAATATCCGTTTCATTTTTCACATCTGATCTCTTAACATATTCTTGTAATGCATGTTTTATTATTTGTGCATCTTTATATTTTAACGTTAAATATATTCTGTTAGTCATTCTATTCCTCCTTAACCTTTATCCATAAATTTTTTTGCTATATACACACCACAAAATATCGCAATAATTAAAACTAAAGTCATATTATCACCTAACTCAATCATTAGCAAAGTACCTCTTTAATTTCATCTCCGAATTCTTCAATGAATTGTTCTGCTAAATTATATGATTTCAAATAAGGTAATTTAGTGAATGTTTCACTATAATGTTCATAGCGTACATAAAATTGTTTATCTTCATAATCATAAACAACATGATATTGTTTTTCTTCAAAATCATCCCAGTTAGGTGTCCATCCTCCATTATGTTCCTCTGCCCACTTACGAAGTTTAAACAGTAATATAGATTCTTTTAAATGTTGTTCTGCTTCTTCTTCAGTTTTAAACGCTAATCCAAGTCGATATTGAATACGTGCAAGATTCATATTGCAACCTTCTAAAGAGTAAATGTTTCCATATTCGCCTATGAAGTAATTATCACCTACATCCTCTGGCACTTCCACTTCATAAGGTTTCTTCTCCACCTTTTCTTCCAGTGTTGCTTTTAAATCTTTAATCTGTTCTTCTAATCGTTTTACTTCTTGTTCTAATTCTTCGTTAGTCATTTCTAGTCCTCCATTAATCTACAAATTCAAAATCATAATAATCAGCTGTATCATATCCATTTTGATTAAAGAAATAATCACATGCTAATTCTTTTAAATCTTCTTCAGAAAATTCATCTATATCAAAATCTTCATCCACTGGCACGTTAAACATTACTCTCATTTCAACATTCAAATATTTTTGTTCGTCCATCATTTATTCCTCCTAATCGTCTAATTCTCCGTTGTATTGGGGTAATTCCATCCAGTAAATAACATCATTTTCAGTATTTTCAAAACCTACTCCGTTATCAAATTCTATCCACGTATCGACGTATGTCTCAATAAACTTCCCAGAAGGCAAAGGTATAGTAACTAATACTTCTTCATCAAGTTCTGGTGTAGGTCCAACCCACATACCTTCACATCCGCAATCTTCTTGTTCTTCTATAGGTAATTCTCTTAATTCTAATTTATTCCATTTCATTGTTAGTCCTCCTAAATTCTCTTATAAGCTATATGTTCAACTTCGTTCATATCGATTTCATTATCTCCAACTATGCAAATATCACTTGAAAATAAATCTTCTTTTTCTTCTGTAAACATTTTGTAAACTTCAATTAATTCTTCTTCTGTTGCCTCTGCTTCTAACATTTCACCGTTACGAAAATATACTCGTAATATATATTTATTGTGTTTAAACATTATTAATCCTCCAACATACTATCAAAATCTGTTTTTGATAAAATATTTATTAATCTTTCAAAACGTGGATTTCTCCATCCGTGCATACAATAGGTTCTCGCTTCTTCGTGGTAATGGTAGTCGTTAGCTCTCAAGTGATTTTCAGCGTCTATTTGAGTTAAAAACATACAATTATCAACAGTTACATCTAGTTCACTATAATAAATAACTCTTACTTCAAACTCTAACAATTCTGATATCTTAATTAATCCATCTCGATAACAATTATCATAATCTACCTTATATTCGTCAACCTCTTCTAACGATTCATCGAAATATCCAAAAGTTAATACTCCATCTTTTAGCTCTATACTTTTTAAATTGTCGTCATTTAAATCTTCAAGCTTTTCTTTTAAGTCTTCTAATGTCATTTCCTGGTGATCATACTCATCTAGAAACATGTAATAATCAGCTTCATCTTCATCTAGATGGTATATCCTCTCTGGTTGTCTAATCACCCAATATCTAGGATTAGCAGTTCCTCCGTTGTCTTCTGTATTTATTTCTTTCTGTAATTCCTTTAAAAATTTTACATCATCACTACTTAATTTTTCTTTAACCACTGTATCTTCATGATATTTTAAATGTTCCCAATACTTTGCCATTTTTATTTATCCTCCATAATCGCATGCCACATGAAATAATCTATATCCTTAATAAATATTTCACGTCCATTAATTTCAATTGCAAAAATCATTCCATCGAACTTTTCACTATTTTTATGAGTTACCTGCAAATAATTAATTATACTTGCAGTGACTACTGTTTCAATTTTTTCACCATCATTCATAACAATGGTTAAGCTATACTCTGTAATATCCATATTCACCTCTAATAATCTCCAAAACTATTAACACCAAAATTATAAGCTAACCTATATTCCTGACATAGACTCTCAACTCTATCTATGAAAGCCAAATAATCAATATCAGCTTCAAATTCTCTAATCAGTCCTAATGTAATTTTTAAATGATTTTCAAGGTTTCTAATAATTGATTCATCTAAACTAGAATTTATGGTATCGATATCTATTATTTCTTTTTCCTTAGGTATAGTTGGTGTACTCCACTTATCTTCTTTGTTCGTGCAAACTTCAATATAGATCACTTCTTGTTTGTTACAGTTATATACTTCTTTATGTACCTCTTTATATTCTCCACTCTTAGCAATCACTAGGAATAATACTGGAATAGGTGTATCTTCAAATGCTCCTTCAATCAGATTCAATTCAACTAACCTATCTCCTATTAAATCTCTCATTTTCTGTTCAGTTTTTCTATAAGCAACTCCAGGAAAGCAAATGTGAAAAGCAAATTGTTCTGTATAGGTTAATGATTTTAAAATAAAAATATCATCAACTACACCGCTTTTTTTCCAAGGGAATTCATTTTGAATGTTAGTTTGTTCTTCTTCTGATAAATCTTTAAATTTCATAGAAAACGGTGGATTCATAACGATACAATCAGCTGTTACACTTTCATTAAAGTTAAAAAAGCTCATATTATAAACATCTCTATTCGGGAATAGATCTCTATTTTTTTCAAAAGTATCACATGATGCTTTTTGTATCTCTACACCTATTAAATATTTTGGTTTGATATATTGTTCTAACTGTCCGCTACCAATTGCACCATCAAATACTGTAGGATTTTCACCAACATATTTTTTTACTTTCTCAGCCACATATTGCCTTAATTCTTTTCCTGTAATGTATTCAGCGTGTTTTTTAGCTATATCTCTATTATTGTGTTCAATCAAACTATATCAACCCCTGTTCTTTTAAACTTGCATATTCTTCTAATATCTCCCTTAACTGTTCAGGTAATACTTGATAAGTTAAAAATACATCAGAAGATTCAAAAATATGTAATGATTCTTCACCTAAAAAGCTCAACATTCCATAAGGTATGATTAATATAATAGGTTCATCTAATTCAGAGTTCGCCTCTCTTTCCAAGAATGCAACAATAAAATCTCTATCACCTTTACACCTTATCCCCCATTGTCTTTTAGGAGCTTTACTTTTATTTCTAAGAGATGAATATTTCACATCAATAGTTAATCCTTTATACTCAAAATCAAATCCAGGATTATTCATTCTATATAACTTATTAGCGTCAATCGCTGTAGGAACATATTTTTGGAATAATTCTTCAGCTTTTGCACCTAACATACCTGCACGACTACCATATTCAATCCTATCTCTAATTTTTAATACTCCACTACCTAACAATTTAATATGTGCAACGTAAGCAGGTAGTCCACTTCTTCTCACTGCTTCCTTAAAGTCGTTACACTCTAAATAAATATTTACAATATCCATTATCTATATATCTCCTTCAACTGTTTAAATTCTTGTAATTCTCTAATTCTTTCCTTTTGCTGCTGTATAGTTTGATATTGCCTTATATTTTCAGTACTCAATTTTTCGATATTCTCACTTGAAATGTACACGCCTACCATCAATCCTACAGTGAACATTGCAATCAGTATTGATAGTGTGATTAATATAATCTCTAAGTTATCCCAAACTTTTTTAAACATTTTTTTACCTCTCATATTATTTCCCCCAGATATAATTTATAACTTGATAACTTATGTAAGATATTACCAGCCCATTCAAAATAATTAAATTCATTTTAATTTTAAATAATTCATAATGAAATTCCTTTAATAGGTCATAATGCACAATATTATCCTGTTCTAAGTTAAATATCCTTCTTTTTAAATATTTTATTTTCTCATCCATTTTTTATCCTCCTACACATCTAAATTTATCATTCTCATTGATTCTTTGAAAACACGGTTTATATTTATTTTTAAGGTTTTTTCAAATTCCATCAAAAATTCACCGTAATGATAAGTTATAACTGTAAAAATTGTTGAATCATAGACTTTATTCACTATTCTCATACCAAATTTACGCTCAACGTCATCACACAGTATTCTTAATTCATGAAAATATCCGTTACTTATTATCAATTTTTTCTCAGTCTCTTCTTCTACTTTGTCATATCCATAAGTTGCTGCTATATCCTTTAATCTTTCATATTTCTCTTTCATCTCTTACCCTCCAATTCCGTTCATCTCTGCTATTTTTTTAGTTTGTTCAGCTTGTTTATAATCCAGTTCTATTAATCGGTGTTCTAGTTTGTTTTTTTCAATCCTCAATTCTTCATTTTCATTCTTTAAAACAAACGAGTTGCTTGCCATCAGTATTGTTCCTAACACTATT